TCATAGGTTCCTCCTTAAGTCTTTGGTAAAGTGCGCGAGCTCGCGATCGACACAAGCGAAGCCCGCCCGGCGTAAAGGTTTCTGGATCATCTTTTTGAGTTGGCGAGGGACAAAGCACTCGAGCCAGCGAAATCCCAGGAGCTTGATTGCGTAGCTTAGTCCCTCGACATCCCGGCTGCAGAAGGCGGTCGCCTTGGGGTCGCATCCCACAAAGCGCAGCTCGGCAATCGCTTCAACGTAGATACAGCTACGGATCGTTCCTTGTGCTTCCACGCCTACCAAGGCAAGGGCAATCGCCGGGCCGAATAGGTTGGGCAGCTCATAATTGGTGCCCTGTGCGGCCTGGTGCTCCCGGTGCAATGCTTGAATCGCCGGCCAGTCGTCGGTCTTCGCCAGGCGAAGGGTGATGCGCCTCATCTCACGATGAGGCCGTGCTTGCCGGCATAGTTAAGCATCTGTTGTTGCGACGTATTCAGCGCTTCATTCACGCGGGCGATGGCGGCGGCCGGGTCCAGGGCACCCAGGCTGTCTTTGGGATGAACTGCGCCGCATGCAGGGCAGCTTTCGTGGCCGACCGCAAGCTGGATCAGATGGCGATTGCCTCGTTCGTCGCGCAGCTCGATCACATGAAAGCCGCTCGCCATATCCAGATATTGTTCGTGCAGGCTATACATCGGCGTAGAGCCTCCCCCCGTTGTTGCCGGTTGCGCCGCCGCCACCGGCGGCTCCTCCGCTCACTCCGCCTGAGGCGGTCACGGTGGGGCTACTGGAGTACCCGCTGCCCGCGCTTCCTGGAGTAACCTGGGTGACCGCTCCTGCGGAGACCACGGCCGTGGCGGTCGCGCCGCTGCCGGAACTATCAGTAATGGTCAATAGCGGCGACGAGGTGAGGCCGTTGCCGGGGTTGACGATTTGGTAGGCGACGATCGCTCCCCCGGTGACTACGGCGTGGATTACGGGGAGCACCAGTCCACTTCCGTTCGCAATGACCGATACCTTGCCCACCGGCACCCAGGCATCAGGAAAGGTCTGTGCCAATTGCGGTTTGAGCTGATATTTCTGACCGTCCCAGACCACAAACCCATTGGCCGCGTAAGCCACATTCATCATTGTTCCCGACGGAATCACCCTGGAGCTGCTGCCCAGAACCGAGGTCCACGCCGTGCCCACCCCACCCGACCCGTAGACTCGAACGGTTGCCGTGCTGCCAGCGGCGACCGAGTCTACGGTCGCGTAGTTCGATTGGTTGAGCGAGAGGTTGCTCGCGGTCGCCGCCGAGCTTACCAGGCCAGAGCTGACTGCCCCCGGCAGCGCAAGATAGCTGCTCCAGTTTTGCTGGTTATAACTCGATCGCAACCGCCAGTAGAGAGTGGCGCCCGGGTTAGCCAAAACATAGCTCGTACTGGTACTGACGGGATAGGTGGTTACCCCGGAGACAAAGTTGGCCACCGGCGAGCTCGAGATCTCCTGGTAGATGGATGCGTTGCCTGCACTCTGGGGTGTAGTGATAGAGACGGTAAAACTTCCATTCGCCCCCCTCACCGCAAGCTTCGAAGGCGCAGGGGGCGAAGTGAAGGCAGCTGTTGTTGCGTCAACCTTACTCAGCGGCGTAGTGCCGGTCTGCGCGTAGAGGGACTGCAGTGCGAGATGGATACTGGTGAGGGTTTCTCGCAGATCGCTGTTGCCCCTTGCCGCGCTATTGATCTGCGCCAGGTTAACCTTGAGCGCCATTACCGGTCCTGCCTGTGAAGATAGGGCGAGTGAACAGGCTGCAGTACTTCAATGCAAACCAGGCATTGGATACTGCTCCATTGGTAAAACGCATGCGAAAGCGCTCATTCTGCCCCCTCGCGCCGCCATCGTAACCTCTCCAGTTCTCCGGGGTCAAGGGAAACGGCGCCAGCTTGATCTCATTTGTTCCGGCGGCGCTGCTTGGCGGGGATTGCTGCTGCGAATCCACAAAATTTCTTGCCACCATCACGGATACGGTCATGGAACCCTGGCCCAGCGCATTGATACTTACCCCGCCAAGCATGGAAATATCCATCATGTCCTGGGTGCTGGTGGTCTCGTACTGACAGGCGATGCCGGCGCCGTTGTCGTTGTAAATACCGGTGGCGATCATCTGCACCGTGCCGTCAGGCGCGGATGACCCGATCAGCACCTGCGATTGCCGCAGGGCCCCGAAGGGTGAGGCGTTTTCCGGCAGCTGGCGCTCACAGCGTGCCGCCACCGATCCGGCTATATCATCGAGACTCCATTTGCGCGCCGCCCCCATGGCTACTTCACGGCCGGCATACTGGCTAAAGTGGATCGGCCCGGACATGCCCTCCATATAATTCATGGTCAGGGTCTGGTTGGGCACGGTCGCGGTGCCCACCGGGATGCCAATCCGTATTTCCTTGTTCTCTTCGTCCACGCAGCACCAGATCAGATGCTGATAATCCCAGTTGATGGTCTGCCACAGGTTTGGAATCTCCTTGGTCAGGAGTTTGGGTTGCGGTTCACTCGGGGTATACGCGTACGCGCCGCTACGATGGACGAAGAATAAAAACTCATTGGTGACGCAAACGGCCCTCGGCCCGCATGGCCCTACGCCTTCCCAGCGCTGCTGCACTGACCAGGTGGAAGGATCGGTGGCGGTAGGCGAGATGGTAAAGCCTGAGCGCTCTTTGAGCGAAAAAAGAGTTCCCTGGAATTCGCGGGCGCAGATGCAGCGCTGTCCGTTACCGTTCGCTACCTGGATTGGGCTGGTGTCACCGTAGTAAGACTCTGAGTCGGCGGCCAACGAAATGTAGTGCCCGGATCCGTATCCATCGACCCCGCTCAGCACCACGCGATCGTTCGAAGGCGAATAATACACGTCGACCGCCGGCGGCGGCAGCACGCAGCGCAGCCGGTCGGTCATGTCGGTCGACGTCTCCCCCTCAAGAAACTCGTCGGTGAAATTGAAGAATGCTGTGCTGGTGATGTTGTCGCCGATCACAGTGGCCGTCATCTGGATCGCGGCGCTTACAATCGCCGAGGGGATATAGAAGAACGGCCCCACGTTCGTGCCGTCCGCAACTGTGAATCCGATGGTACGGTTGATGGTGTTCTCTGGTCCAAAGGGAATATTGGCCATGTACAGTTGATCGCCGGGGACATCCACGCTGATGGAAGTGAACGCCGCTACCGTGGGACCGAGGTTCCCGTTGCGGTTCGTAAAGGCAATGCTGGCATAGCGAAGCCCGGTGCCTGAGTCTGGCGCGATATTCCCGGCAGCCCCTGAGCTGTTTGCCAGGGGAGGCGCAGGGCCATTGGCAGCTGCGGTAAGGGTGGCGGTGGTAAGCGGCTGAAACGATCCCACGAGCGCGTAGTTGCTGGTTGCAGGCGCGGCCGCCCCGGTAGCAACATCGGCCTCGTAGAGGTTCACGCCCGTAATCTGGTACGGCGTTGAGGGAATGGGGACCTGCACTGCGTCGTCGACGATGGTGTCGATCAGCGTTCCCGCGACCGAAGGCAGTGTTTCGCCCGACGCATTGGTGAAGGTTGCGATCACATACACATCCCGGCCGGCAGGAAAGCTACCCGACCCCGAAGCACGTTCGATTGTCGGCGTGGGCGGTGGCTGCAATCCACCGGGAGTTACCCGCGCGGTATTGGCTGATGGCGGCGCGACCCCGGTTGCCGTGGCCGTTACCGTGACCGTGGACCCCAGGGCAAAGTTTCCTACCTGGGCGAAGCTCGCCGGCGAGGGCTCGGCCGCGCCTGTGGCCACCTCAGCCTCATATACATTGACGGATACCGGCTGATACGCCCCAGCCAAACCTTGAATCCAACCTGCCAGGCCGGACAAGGCAGGCACGGTGAATTGTGCGGCATCATGCAGATCTGTGTTGACCAGGATTCCCGGTGCGGAAGCGATCGACTCGCCCTGCGTGTTGACATAGGTCATCTGCAGGTAGACGTCGCGACCGGCGGCGAATGCTCCTCCGCCCTCCAGCCTGCCGGGCTGCGGGCTGTTGGGCGCAGGCAGCCGGTTCACCAGCACCGGGGTTAGTTCTTGCCAGGTTACGCCGCCGTCTGTAACCGTAGCGTTTTCTGTGAGCGGCCAAGACGGCTCGGTGGCGTTGGTGGTACCCGCGATGGTGCATCGGTAGAGATGTCCGTTGCCGCCCGTCACGGTGGGTTGTACATACTCACCGGCCACATATGCCGTTGACGAAAGCCACGATGCGCCGAGCGGCTTCTGCCCGTACGGGTCCAGCTGCTGCGTGCTCAACCCGTAGACATTGATCGGGGCCTGAGGCGTCTTCAGGTCAGAGTAGGCGATCAGCGCTCGGTTATACGCTTCGGTCACAGTGGCCTGGGCGTTCGCCGGCTGGCTTACCAATGGACCCTGCACCCGCACCAGGATGCCGCTACCCGCAGGCCTTTCGATCAGCAGATAGCCGTCGGTATCGAAGACCAGCGGCACCTGAAAGAGGGTCTCGCCAGGATTCTCCGGGGTGTAAATCAAAGACGCCAACCCTGAGATAGCCGCCTGGTTTGGCCCTTGCAAGGCCGTCTGCAGACCATACCGTGTAGCCACCGTGGTGAGCTGAAACCTGCAGTTCTTGCAGACGGCAGCAACGCCCATTGGCAGCACGGTCGGATCGTCGTTGTCCACAAGCCCACCAAAACGCGTGAACTCGTGCGGGATAAAACCGTCAAAGTTCATTGGTGTCTTTAGACGCGGCGCTTCTGCATGGTGAGGATCACGTTTCCACCGGTCACTGCGGAGTTATAGGCTCCGGAGACGATGGCTCCGCCCGGGGCATAGACGTTGATGAGAAATGCACTCACCGTCGAGCCGGTAACCTTCGGCTGGACATAGTACCCCCCGATATCTTCCAGGTAGACCGCCGGGGCTAAGGTCAGTGGAAGCTCAAAGACTCCCTCTACGTCAAGCCCATTAGGATTGCTGAGTGTCGCGAGGTTAAGTGGATCTCCACCGGCGGTGAAGCTGCCGCTGAAAGTAAGCTGGACGAAGATGGTGAAATTACGATCGCCAGCCCCAGCCGTGTAATCGATGATTGCTCCTGAAACTGCCATGGTTTCTCCTTAAGTAAGAAATGGAACTAACGTGTGCGCCGGGTTTGTCTCCCAGCCCTTCGCAGCTGGCCCTGTTCGGCGCGGACGAGTTGCTCCATGATCTCGTCCATGCCTTCAACTGCCTTTTGCTCGTACTGCCTGGTCCACGCATCATTGCCGCGTACCGTGGCCACCAGCGCTGCCGTGCCATAGGCGACGACGTAGCCGATACGGGGGTGAGATTGCAGCACGCTCTCGTCGCTGGTTAGCGCAGGCGGTGCGAATTCGCCCCGGACGCGAAGATCGACGGCGATGGAACAATTGGTGAGCCAGATAACCTGGCTGCGAAACTCCCATCCCGCCATGCCGTCGCTTGGTTGCAAGTCAGGAAGCACCTCGTAGCTTGGCACGAGACGGTAATAACTCGGGTCGTCTCCTGCCGGCTTCCAGTCAATGCGTAGCGGCTGGTCGGTCAGGGTCGCGAGGGGGGCACCCGCGGTTTGGTAGGGCGCCAGGTTCGGGGTGAGTGGAGGAATACCCGGTAACTCGACAACCGCGATATCCCACGAGGATTGCGTTGACGCCAGTTGAGAGTTGGCATCGTCATACACCTCGCAGATCAAGGGCACGAGGAAGCTATCGGTCAGATACGATCCCTGCGGATCATCTAACAGATTGCGTACTCGCGCCTTTACCTGACCCAACGTCCAACTCACGCGGCGCCTGCTTTGCCTTTCGCTTTATCGCGTTCGGCCTTGATCTGGTTGACGATCTTCCACTCCTCCGCAGTCAGGCGATCCATTTCCACCGCCCCGTAGGCGATCCGGGTGTTCTTGTAGGCCTGGACCACGTTGAAAATGTGGTTGCAATTTATACAGATAATGGCCCCTGCCTTGGGCGTGACAGCGCAGCTTGGGCAAGGGTCGGGTTGCTTTTCGGTGAGGGTGTTGGCTTGCATGACCCAGCGCGGTAATTCGGGGATAAGCCCTTCTTCCACCGCCAGGCGGGCCAGGTCGCGATGGCTGTCGTTGACGTTCATGCGTTGCGAGTCGTTCTCATACCAGGCGTTGGCCGATTGCAGCCGCTGCAGGATGGAGGTGTTCCTCTTTTTCCGGATAGCAGTCAGGGTTTCGTGGAAGTCGCGCTCGCGCACCTCCACGTAAAACTCACCCCGATCGCTATAAGCAACCTCAGGCACGCGAATCGTCGCGCCTTTCTTGATGGTGGCAGGGTCGTGATCGCCGACATAGCAGAGCACCCCGCCAAAGCCGCCATCCTGCTGCACGTACTCGCGAATGTATTCAGCTGCCAGCACCAGCGGAATCGCCGGCACCGGCTCCATCTGCATCGTGTTCTGCGCATCGCAGCCCAGGTCTTTGTGTCCCCAGCGGGTTTCTCGAATCACGTGAATGGTGTACGGTTTACCCGGAGGGCAAGCGGCAATCTCCTCGGGGAAAAAGACGCCACCATTGATCTTGAGGGGAAAAGGGTTGAGGTTCAGGATGGTGACAGGCCTGTCCGCTTCGGCCTGTTTGAGCAGCCGCTGAATCTCGGCATACCGCTTCGCGGTCCAGCGTTGGCCGGGATCACGGAACTTTCCGGGATCCTTGCCCAGCAGTGCCTCCGCGTTGGCTCGCTGCATTTCCGGTGTGATAACGACTGTTGCCATGGGTGAGGCTCCTTATTGGGTCTGTTGCAAATTAAGAGAACTGCAGATCCCTCGGCTTCGCTCGGGATGACAAAGGGGAGGGCTGTGGCGTTCCTTCAAATTGTTCACTTCAGAGGGAAAACCCTGGGAAAACCGAAGACCACCTAGAGAATTCCAATATGTTCATGCGCATTGCCCGTGCGGCGCGCAAGGTCCTGTCTCCATCGGCTGGCGGCCAGACTACTGCTGCGCAGGGGCGAGATATGGTCACGCATCATGGCCTCGTACTCGGCCTTTCGTTTCGTCTCTGCCTGTTCTTCTTCGTATTGAAAGCGCAGTAAGTATTCTTGCGCCCTCGACTCCGGGCTGCCGCGGCGGCTATTAATGCCGGCGCAATACTTTGCAATCAAGCTTTGCAGCGTGTCGATCGTGGGCACCTGCAGCCACGGACCATAGATCATCTCGTAGTCCCCACACTCCGGGTAAGGCCCGAGCATGGGAGTAAATCCGTCGATCGCTTTATACGAATACCACTCCGTCTGGGTGCCATAACTCGACGCGGGGAACCACTTCTCCAGAACCCATCCCTCCGCGTGCGGGTACTTCTTTACCTCGCGCATCTCGGTCACAACCCGGATCGGCCGGTTGTCATGGCGAGAGAAGTTGCACCCCGGCGCATTGGGATTGGGCTGAAAATTCAAACCGCCCTTCTCTGCGGTGGAGAGCCCAGGTGCCCAATCCCGGTAGACGCCTGATTCCTTAACCAACCGGTCGCTGCCCACAAGCAGTCGCCAATGTGGCCTGCCGAAAGGATTCTTGCCGCCATAATTGGTAAGAAACTGCTGGGTGGCGCTCGGTACAATATGGCTCATGAAGATTTACCGCTATGGGTGAAGGGCGCGGTCTTTCGCCCGTACCAGTTAGCCGACATGGTGGCGTCTGTACTTTCCAGGTGATATCCCACCACCTCAGGGATAAAACCGCGCTTCGCCCGCGGCCAAATCTTGGCGAACGCCATATCGCCGCGTCCTGCGTCGGTATGCTCGACCGGGTACTCATCGATACCCGAAACTCTCGGAGACCACATCTGGAAGAACCCGATGGGAATATACCCTCCGCCATCCTTGCTGATGACGCGCGTACCCAGGGGAAAGGCGTTCAGGTGAACGTACGCGTCGCATTCATGCTGCAATGCAGGTCGTTCGAGAAACTGGTCCCATTCGGCATAACCCTTCACGCAGAAGCGGTCGATTCCGTAGATCATGCCCGGGTCGAGGTTGGCATTCTGCAACAGCAAGCGGGTCTGCGGCGGGAGCCAGATATCTGCATCCAGGTGCACCACCCAAGCATCCCGCTTGAGCCTGCTGAGCCCCTCGTTGATGCCCGCGCCTTTGCAGAAGCGGTTCCAACGTGAATTCAGCGCATCAGTCTTAATGCATTCCACGTGGTGAAATTCGCAGATGCGCTGCGTGTCACGATCTTCGGCGGAGGTGACCACAACAATGCGGTCAAACAAATGTTTATTGGCCGGTAACGTGCAGCGCAAGAAATCAGAGTAGCGGTCACACACCAACACCGCCTCCATCTTGAAGTCTGGGTCGGGCGCGTTCACTGTGCCTCCAGGGCAAGGGCAGTCATAAGACATCGAGCACTCCATGAACCAGGGAAAAACGAAGGGCTGAGTGGGTTATCTCAGCCCTCCGCCAAGTGATAGTGCTTATTGGTTAGTTGTAGACGGGTACCTTCAGCCCGGTAACCGAGCTGATAGCCTGAGGATTATCCACCGCGTACTGCCGAGCATCCACGTAGTAGCATCCCTCATTCGCCGTCGGATTACCCGAAGCCGGATCGTAGATCTGAAACACCCACTGTCCGCTGCGGTTCTTGAACCAGAACGGCGCCTTACCCCACACCACCTTGAGCCACGAACCGAACTCCATGAAGTCGATGCGTGTCTGGTCGGCGTGGATATTGCGCACCACCTCGCGGCCGGCGATGGTGAACTGGCCGACGTTTGCGGTAAGTCCGTCAAACCCTGGCATCTTGCCATTGGTCATCAGGATCTCCTGCTTGGCGAAGCCCATCTCCTCATACGCCTGAATCTGGGAAGGATGCGAATGCCACACCTGCGACTTGAGTGCGTCCGTGCCCAGGCTCTGTTCCACGCGGCTGAGGGCCGCGCGCAACATAGGCAGCGACAACGGAGCTCCGCCCGCGGCCACACCGTTCGCGACTACATAATTCTGCGTCCGGTTGATGCCGAGGTAGGTGCCCGTAGTCGCTGTATTGTGGAAATAAGGAATGCCGTACAGGAATACAGGCGTGGTAGCAGCAACTCCGGCGACCATGATGTAGTCGCCGGCAACTGTCCCGGCGGGCACCGCGTCTACGGTTATGGACTGGGCCGACCCGAGCTTGTTGTTGACGTTCTGAATGTAGCAAGTGCCGCGCAGGGTATAGGTGTTACTCATCACCTGCACCTGCTGTCCCTGCGAGACGAGCCGCGCGCCCCAGGGGGACGACGCAAGCACGATCGGGTTAGCTCCGCCACCGGCGTAGCTGGGATCCACCTGCCCGATCTTGCCATCGCCGGCTTGCTGCAGGAACTGGTCCCGGTTCTTCGCCATCTGCACCGCAACATCCGCCAGCGTCTTGGTGACCGGGTTCTCGGAAACCACCTTCGGGCCGCTATCGCCGATAATGTCAACCAGTCGCGAGTACTCAACCGGGATGACAGTCGCAAGGGGCGTCAGGGTACCCTGGTCCCATGCGCTGAAGTTGCCGGCCGGCAGGATACCGCCGTCCAGGTTGAACAGCGCGACGTTACCGGGGAATGCAGTCTGGAAGCGCAGACGAAAGCTGCGCAACGAGACTGGTGTGACGGAGCCACGCTCGGAGATACGAGCATCGAGCTTGGCCTCCTTTTCAATGAGCAGCTTGATGACCTCGTTCAGGGCCTCAAGCTGCAACTGCTGAGTTGTTGATGCTGTCCCGATTACATTCGACATGAAGATTCCTTATCTGCGGCTGGGAGGCCGCGCTGACTCACTATTCCCTCACCGAGATATCATCAGCTGCAAAACGCGAGGAAGAATCTGTTCCCTCGCCACCTTGTCGAAGGGCTTACCCGGATTGGCGCGATGCCATTCCGCCTGCGCGTGGTCGAAGGCAGCGCTTGAGCTCATTGCTGCACTGCCACCGCTGGCGGGTCCGGTGGATCCCTTAGGCTCGGTCTTCTTGGTGCTGTCGATCTGGGCGTCTACCTTGGCGCGTCTGGCTGCGGAGGCGTTGGCGATCTGTACCCCTGCCTCGCGTAGCTCCTCTCGCGCTACTTCGGGGAGATACTGCTGCACGGCCCGGTCGATGGCCGCGAGTCTGCGTTGGCGTGAAGCATCGCCGATGGGCAGCCGCTGCAATGAGTGCATCTGGTCCTGCAGCGCTGGGTTCGCCTGAATCTTGCGAATCAGCTTGGCGCCGATGGCTTTGGGAAGAATGTTCTTCAAGTAAGGACTGACGACTCCACCCTGCTTCTCCACGTTGGCAATGAGCCTGCTGATGCCGTCGTGGATACGCGTCTGAGCTTCTGTCTGCAATCCGCTTTCGAACGACCGTCTCTCCTCCACCTTTTCGCCATGTTGGCGCACATTGAGTGCGCGTTCTCTCCTGTCCAGTTCATCTGCCTTACGCCGAAGTGCTTCGGGCTGCGCCTCTATCGCGGGGGAAGTGGCCGCGGATTCTTCCCTGAGGACGTCGAGTGCATCTTTCACGCGTTGGTCGCGATTGCGTTCTTCTTCAGAGCGATAACTATTCGCCCTGAGGCGTGAGGTTACATCCTGTGCGCGGTGTTCCAGGTCGAGCGACACCACGTTGTCAACAAATCCAAAAAAGTCCTCGCCGATGACCGGCTTGCCATTCTGCATGGCAACGTTCCCGTCCGCATCGCGCTCGTAAGAGAGCTCGGCGATCTTGCTGAGCGAGGCCATGGTGCCTTCCCGCGTGGTCGATCCCAGGAACGTCTCGCGCACGTCAATCCAAGTGGAGGAGTGGTCGAGTGCTGCTCTGGCCGAATCCAGGTCAGGAAAGATCTCCCGGTAAGGCTTAAGCTCCGCCGCCTCGCGTGCCGTCTTGTAAAGCTGTCCTTTCAGCCTGGAGTCAGCGTCCAGCAATTTGCCAAATGCGGGATTGTCAATGACCATCTGGCTCAGAACCTCGGGCGTGACGACTGCCTCCACTTCCAGCTGAAAATCCTCTTCAGCCGGCGGTGTTGCTTCTGTGGGTGAGGTGACCGTCACCTCGGCTGGGGGCTCATCAGGTTCAACCAAGGGCTCCGAGGGATCAGCTACGGCGATTACTTCTTCGTCAGTTGCCGGCCGCTGGTCGGGTGGAGGGATCGCGGCCAGCTTCTCTTTAAGTAGCGCCGCCGCATAGTCTTCGCGAATAGGAAACTTTCCCGGATCGACCTGGGAGGTTGGCACCGAACCGCTTGCCAAGGAGGGAGTGGAAGACGCGGGGGCGGCCGCCGGTGAAGGCGCAGAAATAGGTGCCGCCCCCGGAGCTGGGGCCGTGATTGTTGCTTCGGTCATAGGTTCTCTTTCTATGTCAAGAGCAGAAAATATCAGCCGCCCAGCTAACCTTGCAGCTTATCCGCCAACTTGATGAGGGCATTGGCTGCTTGCACCTGGCCCTGGATATTCCCCGCGGTGGCATGTGGCGGAAGATGCATCAGCCCACCCACAGTGTTCACCACATCATCGATCTCATGCGGCGGTATCTGCGCCTGCGCGGGGGAGCCCGCCTGCGCGACAAACGCCCTCTGCTGAGACTGCTCCGCCATCACCTGTGTCTCGAGGGCAACCGCCGCAGTGAAGTAGGCCAGCAGGTTCTGCCAGCCGGCGGGGTTGTCGTCCGGCAGGTCTGAATTTTCCTGGCAATACTGGCGGACTACTTGCTTGAGCACCGTAAAGTCGTCGATGGCTTTATCGGGCATGATCGTCGGCTTTACCTGGCCGGTGGGCGCTCCGGTCCGCGGGTCAACAACAGGCATAGCCTCGGCCTGCAGAAGACGCTCGATGATCTGTAGCACCTTGGACCGCATCGCTGCGCCAGGAACCACCATGTTCGGAACTCCCAGCGCCGTAGCCGCCTGCTCCTGGTTCGTCGGATCATCAAAGATTGCCTGGGCCAGCGGATTACTTGCTGCCGCCTGCATCAGATCCATCCATCGCTGGCGTAGCTCGGCCGCCGTCACGGGCAGACCCTGATCAGTATCCGCGTACGCATGGACGCTGCCCTGCAGATCGTCAAGGCGGATGTAATCGTTGCGGAACTCCGAACCCCGTTCCAGGATGACCTGCCTCATGTCGGCCGTTAGATTGTCTTTGGCGCAATTTACCGCCAGCTCATCGGCTTTGGCGTGCTCTTCTTTCAGGTTCTCCCAATAAATGTTTAGCTTGCCTAGTGCGACATTCAACTGCTGTTGTTGCCCGCCAAAGGTCTCGACTGAAGGGTCACCCGCGCCTCCATACACCTGGGGAGGAATGCCCGCGAACATTTGCGCGTTGTAGGCCAGCTTATCCAGGTAGCTGAACGCCTCTTCATGCATCTGAAACTGGAATTGATACAGTGCGTCGGCCATCCGAACCGCGCCAGGAGCCCCCGTCCGTTTCAGCTTCACCAGGTTTAGAACCCCAGGAAGCATCGGCTTGCCCTGCATCGATTTGGTATCGATCAGATCCGCATTGGCCAGCGTCACTCCCGAAGAGCAACGGTCCATAAATTCATGCAGGATGTTGGCCATATCGTTGTAGCGCTTTTGAAAAGGCACAACAATGTCGCCGATCGATGGCGGAAACAGGCCGAATCCCTCGTGGGTGCCGGCCCATGTCCATTCTGTGGTCAGCGAGGCTTCACGTGCCGAGAGGAACGTGGCGCCGGTATTCACCAGGAGCAATCCTGAAGGATAGGCCGTCCGCATTCGCTCGCCGAACTCCCGGTCGTCCTCCAGATCGAAGGCCCAGGGCTGAATCCAGGTCCTCGACAGCGTAGGCCGCTGGTCCTGGAGAATGCTCGACCCTGCACCCATCTGCGAGTACACCTGCTGCCTGGCAATCCGATCAATGCTTCCGTTGGCAGAGAGCTCGCTGGTGGCGCTGGCCGCGATCTGGTCATACATGTCGGGATATGCGGCGCGCAGCGCGCCTACGTGTACCTCGACCTCGAGGTTGAGAATCGGAGTCTGCCGCAGGTTGTTCGCAGCCGGGTCGCAGTCCACCTCCAGCGGGCAGTAAAGGTTCTGCGCCACCATGCCGTTGGGCACGACCTCCTCGCCCACCTTCTGGATCACGGGCCCGTACTCGGCAGGGAAGAAGGAGTCATCTCCCAGCGGCCGATGGCAATTCTGGCAGCGCCGCGCATCCATTCCCACCGCGTCTGCCGGCGCAGTCGCGCCGCAACGGAAGCAGTGGTAACGGTCGGGCGCCAGCTGCGTTTCCGTCTCGTTAAAGACCGGTTCGCGCGAAGTGCCTGCGCGTTCCGCATCCACCACATAGCGGGTGTGCCGGAAGACAGCTCCTGTAGTGTAGAGATACAGCAACTGTTGCTTGAGCAACGACTGCTCCCCGTTCTGCTGCTCGATAATGTTGATCAGGATCTGCGCCGCCTTGGCAGTCGTTACGTCGGAGAGCTGCTCAGCATCTTCAGGTATCCACTTGGATTTGGGTACCTGCGGAGCTAGCGCCGCTACAAAGCCCGTCGCTAGCATCTGGTAAAAGTTGTTGCAATACTGGTATAGGTCCTTGTCGTCGGAGTCCTGCGCATGTTCGCCCCGGTTCATCCAGTCGACTGCGTTGAAAAAGTCCGATTCGCCCGGGCCGAACGAGATGAATTGATTGCCCTTGAAGAATTCCAGGTTCTGCAGGCAGCGCTGCATGAGCACCACGCGGTCCTGCGACCATTGGCTCTTGTAATTGCGAACCAGCGCGATCAACCTCTGCTGATCTTCCTCGCTCAGCTGCGCGCTGTTCTGTGGTTCATCCGCGTTGCCCTGCATCGGGTCTGACGGCGTATGCTCCATCCCGCGCTGGGTCTGGGGTACCTGCACCTGTGTATCCTGAATACGTCCAACGCCGAGGTGTATGACCATTTATGCCTGTTTCTTTCCTAACGCTTCCGCTTCGTCGAGCGCTGCGGTAACAGCTTCAACCTTGGGTATCCACTTAACGCTGGGACCAACCTGCACGCGGTTGTAATCACGCTGAGCCTTGCGGGTGAGCGCGTCGGCCAGCTTTGAAGGACGCCGGCGCCACGAACTCATCAATTTCTCGATTTCATCTGCTTCCGGGTCTATTGGCTCTTCTGCCGTGCTCTCGGAGGAGTCCGGCCAGGATGGAGAGCTGAAGAGGGGTCCACCCAGTCCAAGCGTTGCCAGCCGGTCGAGCAATATTTGCCTCTCCGCCTTCAGTTCGCCCAGCTGCGATATCACCAGGGCTATCATCTCCTCGTGCGAAGAGCGGGATATCCACGGGAGCTTCAACTAGCATCCCCCCGAACCCTTACTGTGTGCACGTATAGCCCCAGATATAAAGCGTCGAAGCTGCCAGAGCCGTGCTGCCAGACGTGATCGTGAAGGCGGTGTTTGACCCCACAGGAACATACACCTGGCTCGCACCGCTCAGCGTAGAGGAGGCTGCGTTGGCCGGCCACAGCGAACACTTCGCCAATGTCGCGTAGGCGGTGCCGAAGGTCCCGGTGGCAATGGTGGCCGAGGTCGCCGGAGAGCTGCCGGTGGTCACCGTCAGATAGCCGCTGAGGTCATTCGAGTTCGAGTTAGGGGCCAGCGTGGCGCCCGTGCCCGCCCCGGTTCCGGCGGTGAAGGTAGGCACGGAAGCATAGGTCCCGGTCGCATATCCGCTGAAGTGCTG